AAATTAAATTATATTATTATGACTACAAAAAAACCAGTGTACAAGGCGAAAGCCTATCGCTTAAAAGGACATAAAGCTCCTTTAGCCTATATGTTATCTTCTAGGCACTCACAAAGATCACCATTATTACATTTTGACGAAGAGACAGGGATAAATAAACCCTTACGTTATTCTCGTAATCAAAAGTCACCTTTTGAAGATGAACAAGATGGAAATGCTATTTTAGAACCAATTGTGTTCGAGGATGGTTTACTTATGGTTGATAAAGAAAATCAAGTATTACAAAAGTTTTTACATTTACATCCAAGTAATGGGCATGTATTTGAAGAAATAAACAAAGAGCGTGATGCAACAGTTGAGCTGAAACATGTTGAGATGGAGTTAGAAGCTCAAATCGCAGCAAAAGAAATCACGAAAGATATTCAAAAATTAACTCAAGTATGTCGTGTCTTGATGGGTAATGGAGTTGAAAATATGACTTCTCCTGAACTTAAAAGAGACTTATTGGTTTATGCTAAAAATAATCCTGAAGACTTCTTAAATACAGTTAATGACCCAATGTTAGAACTTATGGATGATGTTCATCAGTTTTTTAGTTCTACATTACTAGGTTTTAGAAATAGCGGAAAAGACGTTTACTATAACTTACCTAACAATAAAAAGAAAATGTTGACAATACCGTTTGGAGAAGATCCTTATTTTATTGTTTCATCTTTTATGAAAAGTGATGATGGCTTAGAGGTTTACAAACTTCTTAAGAATAAAATTAAGTAAAATAAATTCAACAATTTACATGAAGCATCCTAAATAAAATAGGGTGCTTTTTTTTTGCTATCTTTGTAAAAAGAATTAATTATGCCAATAAACGAAGTACGAAATACCGTATTAGCAATAGCCAACAAAAACAACTACGGATATATTTCACCACAGGATTTTAATTTGTATTGTCAGCAGGCCCAAATGTCTCTTTTTGAGGATTATTTTTATGCTTACAATAATCAAATTGTAAAAGAAAATCAACGATTATCTGGTACTGGATACGCAGATATCACAAAAGGATTGGTTGAGGTTATTGATACCTTTTATGAATATATTCCATTAGGGAGAGCTGGTATTGATTTAAACCAATACACTCTGCCCTTAGATTATTACCTAATAAATAAAATATTAATTTATACAAGTCAATTAGCTACAGGAACAACAACAGCTGTAAACGGAGGAGGAGTAAAGGTAGCGGATAGTACAGCTACATTTATAACCGATGGAGTTGTAGTTGGTGATATAGCCTCTACGGTTACATCTGGAGTAACTTATAATACAGTAATAACTCAAATAGTAAGTGAGACAGAGATGTTAGTTCGTTCTACATCTGGAGCTATTGTATGGGATAGTATTGGAAAAACATATACTATTTATTCTGGAACTAAAATTAAAGAAGCGGAGAGAGTTCCACATTCTAAAATAACAATGTTAAATAATTCAATTTTAACAAAGCCTACAATTTCATATCCATCATATACTCAAAATGCATTAGTAATGGAGAGTTATCCAAATACAATAGTAGGAATAGGACAAGTTACTTCTCAGTATGTTAGATATCCATATGCTCCTAAATGGACGTATGCTTTAATAACTGTGGGAGAGCCTGTATTTGACGCATCACAAAATGATTATCAAGACTTTGAGTTACCATTATCTGATGAACCTGCTTTAATTGCAAAAATATGTAAATATGTAGGGATAGAAATTAGAGAAGCAGATGTGTATCAATTTGGAGCAGCAGAATTAACATCAGAACAACAAACACAAGCATAGATGGCCTATATAAACGACTACGCATATTATCAAAATTCAGGAAATACTCCAACAGATGCGAACTGGGGTTCATATCAGTATGTTTCTTTAGATGACATAGTAAATAACTTTATGCTAATGTATCAAGGGAATCATGAATTGATAAACAATATACAGAGATATCAGATTTTGTTTCATGCTAAAAGAGGGATACAAGAGTTGAACTATGATGCTATGAAGGAAATTAAAATTCTTCAATTAGACATCACTTTACAACTTAGATTTATACTTCCTCAAGATTATGTAAACTGGGTAAGGATTTCTGTAAATGAAGATGGGGTATTAAAACCATTAACAGAGAATATTCAAACTAACTGGTCTTCAGCTTATTTGCAAGATCATGATGCTAATATACTATTTGATCAAGACGGGAATGTTTTAAGACCTGAAAACTCAGAAGTAGATTTAGCAAGAATTCAAGGAAGTGGACGTAGCATTTATTTAAATGCATCAAGTTCATATAATGGATCTGAAGGATACTGCTTTGAAGGAAGATGGTACTTTGATTATGCTATAGGTGGACGATTCGGATTGAATACTGAAACAGCTAATTCAAATCCTACATTTACTATTGACAAACAGTCTGGAGTTATTAATTTTAGTAATATTTCTAATGCATCTTCGATAGTTCTAGAATATGTTTCTGATGGAATGGAAGGTGGAGTAGAAGGTAATATTCAATTAAATAAATTATTTGAAGAATACATTTACGCTTACATTAGATATTCTATTTTAAATGGTAGATTAGGGGTACAAGAGTACGTTGTTAATAGAGCGAGAAAAGATAAATCTTCTTTATTAAGAAATGCAAAAATAAGACTAAGTAATATACACCCTGGCAGACTCTTGATGAATATGAGAGGTCAGAATAAATGGATAAAATAATATGCCAATAGTTACAACGAATTTCATATTAGGGAGAATGAACAAATCAGTGGATGAGAGACTTCTTCCCCCTGGTGAATACATTGACGCATTAAACGTAAGGTTAGGGTCTACAGAGACTACTGAGATAGGTGCTGTAGAGAACTCTAAAGGGAACTCTCAGTTAACCACACTAAGGTATAATAATACTGCATTAAGTTCGCAATCTGTTTGTATTGGGGCTTATGAGGATGGAGTTAGAGAAACTATTTACTGGTTTATACATGACAAAGCTAATCCTGTTTCTAGCAGTGGTATTTTGGATATGGTAGTATCATATAACACTACCAATCAATTAATTAGTTATCATGTAGTATCTGAAACTGTTTTAAACTTTGATCCAGCTTATTTGATAACTGGAATAAATTTAATAGATGGTTTACTTTTTTGGACAGATGACACGAATCCTCCAAGATACATAAATGTTAAAAGGAATTATCCTTTACCTGTATCTAATGTAGATCAAATTGAAGAAGAAGATATTAATGTTATAGTTAAAATCCCTGGATTTGAAAAGACTGTTAACTCAAATATCCCTTTACCAGTACCTACAATAAAACTTATAAATATTCCTGGCGAAGAGAATTATATTGAAAATAGATTCTTGTGTTTTGCCTATAGATATAGATATGAGGATGGACAATATAGTGCTACTTCTTTATTTAGTTTACCAGCTTTTGCTGCGAAACCTTTTGATTTCGATACCAAAAATTATAATAATGCAGGGATGCAAAACCTATACAATGGTGTAAAGGTTGATTTCTCTACAGGAAGTAAGAGGGTTAAAGAAATAGATTTATTATTTAAAGATACAGCTTCTAATTCTATTAATGTAATAGAGCGATTTGTAAAGGAAGACTTTGGATGGGCAAATAACACTATTCAGTCTTATACGTTTACTAATAGTAAAATATATACTGTATTAGGTGGAGATGAGTTACTACGTCAATATGACAATGTTCCTCGAACCTCTAAAGCGCAAATTGTTCAAGGAAATAGGTTGATGTATGGTAACTATGTTGATGGATATAATATTTCAAGACCTGATGCTGACGGAGGTAAAGTTTCTGTAAATTACAATACCAGTTTAATAACTAAAGCTATTTTATTTGAAGAGCTACCACCTGCACTTACACTTCAAGGGCTTACTTACACTATTAATCCGGTAGATAATACGAGTTATGTTAATAATAAAATAACTTTTGATTTAACAGTTACAAATGGGAAATTAAAAAAAGATTCTTTTATAGGATTTTCTTTTCGTTGTGAGCATCAAGAGACTCAGGTTGGCTTAGGGCAATCTAATAATGCAGCGTGGTTGGCAAATGAAGGATTTACTAATCCTCAATTTAGTTTAGAAGTAAATATTACTCTAGATGCTGATTATGCTTCTACTTTTGATTTTATAACAAGTCCGTTATTTGAAAATGCTATAGGTACAGTGTTAGGTGTTAATTTTGAACCTATCCAAGATGCAAATCTAGGTAATTCGTTAACTGATTATTTCAATAATGAATTGTCTTCTCCGATAACATCATATTCTTTTTCTAAATACCTTAGTAGTATAACAAGTTCAGTAGTTCCACAAGGATTTTTAATAAGTGATGCTTCTGCTGGATCAAATACTTTTTCATTACAGATTCTTGCAATGCAATATAAAAATACTGATGCTACACAGAATCCTGCTGTAGTAACTGATATATTTGAATATTTCCGTTTCGTTTCTGGTGAAGCTGCTTTTACATCTTCTACAAATAAAGGAAGTTTACATAGTAATAGAGATTTTGAAACAGGAATTGTTTATAGTGATAACTACGGTAGGTCTTCTACTGTACTGGTATCAGAACGTAATACTGTTTTTGTAGAGCCTGGGAATAGTCATACTAGAAATTCAATTCAAGTTCAAGTAAATTCACGAGCGCCTTATTGGGCTGATAAATATAAGTTTGTAGTAAAACCTAGTTTAGGGAATTACGAAACAGTATACTCTAACTTTTATTATACACGTCCTTCAGATAATATGATCTTTTTCAAATTAGAAGGAGATAATGCAAATAAAGTAGCTAGTGGTCAAACATTAATAGTAAAGGCTGATGTAAATGGGCCTCTTACAAGACTAGAGACAGTAGAGGTTTTAGCAGTAGAAGCAGAATCTACAGACTTTTTAGCGAATGATAATGAATTAGGACTTGAAACATTCCAGTTAAAAGGTTTGTACATGCAAGTTAAAAATCAAAACTTTAATATTGTAATTCCTGAAGGGGCTGTAATAGAGTATGGTCAAATGGAGAGAAGGTCTTCTTTACGTGCTTGTTCTACCTCTAGAACTGCCGCTTACCCTTGTTTTACTCAAGATGTACCTGGTGATGGTACAGCTGGGACTAAAAATTATGATGT